ACCGTACTTATCAAATCAAGAATGCTATTGAATGGCAAAAATTCATTAGTGGATATGGTTAATCTGGAAATCCAAAAGAAGAATGAAGTCTACCTGAAGATATCAGCAGAACCACATGTTTATCAGGAACTGTCAGACCACTTTACGTTTGAAGTTCCTGGTGCAAAATTTATGCCTCAATACAGAAGCAAGTATTGGGATGGAAAGATAAGACTATTCTCTACACATACAGGAGAGATCTATGTCGGTCTCCTGGATAAAGTCATTTCTTTCTGCAAGCAATACGATTATGAATATACGTTCGTAGACAATAAATTTTTTGGCACACCATTTGAAGTCAATGAAATGATTTCATTTGATGGTGTAAAGGATTATATGACTAAGATTGCTCGTCATAAACCACGCGAATACCAAGTAGAGGGAGTATACGATGCTCTAAGACACAATAGAAGGTTATTGATAAGTCCCACTGCATCTGGCAAATCTTTGATGGTGTATGCTCTTTCAAGATATCATACTGACTACAACAGAAAAATCCTGGTAGTTGTTCCAACGACATCGTTAGTAGAGCAGATGTATAAGGACTTTGAGGAATATGGATGGGATCCTGAGACATACTGCCACAAAATATATTCTGGAAAAGAAAAGGAGAGTAATAAAGCAATCACAATTACAACTTGGCAATCTATCTACAAACTAGAACGTAAATGGTTTGAGAAGTTTGATGTTGTGATTGGAGACGAAGCACACTTGTTCAAGTCTAAGTCTCTGATTAATATCATGACCAAGTTACATACCGCAAAATATCGGTATGGATTTACTGGAACACTAGATGGCACACAGACTCACAAGTGGGTTCTGGAAGGATTGTTTGGACCTTCATATAAGATCATCAGAACTGAAGAACTGATGAAGAAAGGACATGTTTCTAAACTTGATATTAATTGTATCATCCTCAAACACAATCCACAGAAATTTGAAACATATGAGGATGAAGTTCAATACATTATATCACATGAGAGAAGAAACAACTTCATCAAAAATCTAACAGTAGACTTGAATGGAAACACTCTTGTTCTATTTAATAGAGTGGAAACTCACGGCAAGCCATTATTTGAATTAATAAATAGTTCGGTAAAAGAAAACCGAAAGGTCTTTTATGTTCATGGTGGGGTTGATTCCCTGGAGAGAGAAAGAATCAGAGAAATTGTAGACACTGAAAACAATGCGATTATCGTAGCATCGTATGGAACCTTCTCCACAGGAATTAACATTAAAAACCTTCATAACGTTATTTTTGCTTCTCCTTCTAAATCAAGAGTACGGAATCTACAATCTATCGGAAGAGTCCTGAGGAAGGGAACAAACAAAAGTAAAGCGATCTTGTATGACATTGCTGATGATTGCACAAAAGGATCTAGAAAAAATTATACGTTGAATCATCTAATAGAAAGAATCAGAATCTATAACGAAGAAAACTTTAACTATGACATTATCACAGTCAACCTAACAAAATAAATATGGAAGACGATTTCTATGCAACAATAAAATTATTATCTGGTGAAGAGATCTTCGCAAAAGTCTCTGCCTCTGATGAAGATGACAGGACTCTTCTACTGATCTCTGATCCAGTTATTGTAGAGGAAGTAAAACTACCTCACAATGGCATGGCAATCGGATACAAGGTTGAACCCTGGTTAAAGACTACAGAAGATACTCTTTGTATTATTGATATGAAGAATGTTCTTACGATGACAGAGAATAATAATGAAGATATGATTACTATGCATTGTCGTTTTGTTATGGAACAAGAGTTAGACAAACTCCCTTCACATAGACATGATATTGGTAGAGAAATGGGTTACATCTCAACTGTAGATGATGCTAAAGAGATGCTTGAAAAAATATTTGACTTAGAACAAGAAGAATCTTAAAGCTATAGTTGTTCTCTTGAACCTCCACAAAGGTAATTGTACACATATTTCAGAGTCTTGTCAACCCCCTTGACAGACGCACATAAATTTGTTATAGTTTGAATACAATATATAACTATACGTCATAAAATGAATGCGACTATGCCAAGAGGGAGAAAGAGGTCAGAGCACTATGTAAATAACAAAGAGTTTCTTGAAGCTCTGGTCATCTACAAGAAGAGTGTTAAAGAAGCAGCGGAACTAGGTCAACCAAAACCAAGGATTCCGAATTACATTGGAGAGTGCTTTCTGAAGATTGCTACGCACCTTTCATTCAAACCAAACTTTGTCAACTACATGTTCAAAGATGACATGGTTTGTGATGGAATTGAGAACTGTGTTCAATACATCAACAACTTTGATCCAGCAAAATCTTCAAACCCTTTCGCATACTTTACTCAGATCATTCACTACGCTTTTCTCCGTCGCATTCAAAAAGAGAAGAAGCAGTTAGAAATCAAAAATAAAATTCTTACTAAGTCTGGTTACGATGAAGTGTTCGTAGATGACAACACTATTGGCGGAAGCAACTATTCCAGTTATAATTCAATCAAAGATAATGTCTATCACAAGCTGAAGAATCAATGAAGGTAGCAGTAATTACAGACCAACACTTCGGTGCTCGTAAAAATTCAAAACTGTTTCATGACTTCTTCTTAAAGTTCTACAATGAAGTTTTCTTCCCAACTTTGGAAGCACAGAATATCACTTGTGTTATCGACATGGGCGATACTTTCGATAGTCGTAAGGGCATCGATTTTTCTGCTTTATCATGGGCTAAGAAAAATTATTATGATCGTCTCCGACAAATGGGAGTCACAGTGTATACGGTTGTTGGCAACCATACCGCATACTATAAGAATACGAACAATATTAATGCCATTGAACTGTTGCTCAGAGAGTACGACAACATTGTTCCTGTATCTACTTTTAAGGAAGTTGAGATTGATGGACTAGATGTATCTTTGGTTGCCTGGATCACTGAAGACACTCAGGAAGAGGTCTTGAAAAAGATCTCAAAGTCTAAGTCTAAAGTTGCTTTCGGACACCTTGAACTTCAGGGATTCAAAGCAAACCATGGCATCTGGATGGAGCATGGTATGGACAGGAATGTTTTCTCTCGTTATGATAAAGTGTTCTCTGGTCACTATCATCACCGCAGTCACCAGGATAATGTTAACTATCTTGGCAATCCATATGAAATGTATTGGAATGATGCTGGAGATGTCAGAGGTTTTCATATCTTTGATACTGAAACTCTAGACCATACTCCAATCAACAATCCATTCACTATCTTTCATACCGTCTACTACGAGGATACTCCGTATCAATTGTTTGATGCAACTGAGTGTTCTGAAAAGATTGTCAAGGTTGTTGTCCGTAAGAAATCTGATGAGGTTGGATTTGAAAAGTTCATTGACAAACTCTTCTCTGCCAACCCAGCAGAAGTCAAGATTGTAGAGAACTTCAATGTCATTGAGAACGATGACTTTGAGGCATTTGAATCGGAAGATACACTTGCTATTTTGTCTAGATATATTGATGAGTCTGATACTCAGGTTGACAAATCTGCGGTAAAAAATCTTATCAGTTCGATCTATCAAGAGGCGTGTGAAGTAGAATGATGTATATGGTCAGCGTTGCTCAAAATGAAGATTCTGGAGCTTTCGCTGTCCACAATAAGTGGGGAGAGAAAGTAATAATGTTCTTTGAGAATGAAGACGATGCTGAGAGATATGCTATGATGTTGAAGGATACTGAAAAATATAGTGTTGTCGATGTGGTTGAAGTTGATGAGGATCTAGCAAAGAAAACTTGTCATCATCAAAATTTCAAATACGTTATTATTACTCCCAACGATATTGTCGTGCCTCCTGAATTATGATCGTTTTCAAAAACGTTAAATGGAAAAACTTTCTTAGCACTGGAAACCACTGGACTGAAATCAAACTTAATGAAGCTCATGGCACGATCATCATCGGATCTAATGGTGCTGGAAAGTCAACAGTTCTTGATGCCCTTACGTTTTCTTTATTCGGAAAACCCTATCGCAAGATCAACAAACCACAACTAGTTAACTCAGTGAATGAGAAAGACTGTGTGGTTGAGATTGAGTTTGATATTAAGGGAAGAGAATATAGAATCGTTCGCGGTATCAAACCAAACAAGTTTGAGATTTGGATTGATGGTAAGATGCAGGATCAATCCTCCTCCGCAGTTGACCAGCAAAAGAAACTTGAGCAACAAATTCTCAAGTTGAACTATAAGTCCTTCACTCAGATTGTGATTCTGGGTTCTGCTGGATTTACTCCGTTCATGCAACTTACTTCTTCGCAACGTCGTGAAGTTATCGAAGATATTCTTGACATCAAAATCTTTTCTGCGATGAACAGCGTGGTGAAAGACAAGATGCGTGAGAATAAAGAACGTGTCAGAACTCTTGAACTCAAGAAAGAAACTTTGATCGATAAGATTCAGATGCAGAAGGAGTTTATTGATGAGTTAGAGAAGCGTGGGCAGAAAGATATTGTAGACAAACAGGAAAAGATTTCTACCTTGCAGGTATCTGAGGATGACTTGATCAAGAAAAATGATGGTCTTTCTAGTGATCTATCTGATGTTCAGAACAAACTAGAACAACTGTCTAATCCTCAGAGTGTTATCAAAAAGATGAATAACATTCGTGTGCAGTTGCAGACAAAGGTAAAGTCAACCGAAGAGGAACGTATCTTCTTTGACAAAAATACGGTTTGCCCCACTTGCACTCAGGATATAGAAGAAGGATTCAGGTTAAATAGAATTGCGGAGCTTAATGCTTCTGTAGATAAACTAGAAACGGGTCTCTCAGAACTTGAGGAAAAATTACAAGAGGAGGAGTCCAAGCAGCTTCGCTTTATCGATCTCACTAAGGAGGTATCTTCCCTAACACATGGCATTTCTCAAAACAATGTTCGGATTTCTGGATTGCAACGTCAATGCCGAGATCTGGAATCGGAAATTCAAACTATTACCGAGAACCTTGCAAACCGAAATTCTGAGCATGACAAGTTAAGAGATTTCGATGAAAAACTGAAGAC